TGATGGTAAAAACTTATCATCATTATTTAAAGATATATACGAAAATCAACAAAACAAAAAGAAAAACATTTCAGAGTTGATTGAATCGTTAAGAAAACTTATTCGTAATGTTGGTGAAGCAACGGTTATTGCACCAATTATAAAAGATTTAATTGAGGTATCGGTTAAGAATGATGACCATTTAATTAAACTTGCAACAATTGCACAAAGACTTGCAACAGCTGAAGCAAAGGGAATAGGGGAAGATGGTTGGTTAAGTGAGCATGAAAAAGAACAATTACTACAAGATATGGAAGATACGATTAATCAAGTAGAAAAAAAGGCTGAAGAAAAGTTAGGTGATATTCAAATAGAAATAGAAGAAATTAAAACAAAATTATAATGAATCCAATTAATTCATTTCTTGCAACAGTTGATAAAGTATTTCCAACAAATTCCGATTTTTTACCATACGAAAAAAACGATAATAAACCAAATTCGGAAACTGGAGATAATACACCCATATACAATGGTAATAAAAACTTTTATACCAAAGATGCAAGAATGTATGGTGCAATCACATATAGGTATGAAGATACTATTAATATAGAAGATTACGCATTTCCTTTTGATAAAAATAATTTTACATTTCCAATTAAAGGTGAAACCGTAACGATTTTAGTATTAGATAATCAAAAATTTTGGTTACCATATACAAATACACCATATTCAAATTATAGAAGAAACTATATTACATATGAAGCAACTAAAGCTAAAATGGAATATGGTAGTGCCGGCCCAAGTAATAGCAGTGCATCGGATTTAAGACAAAAAACACAAACAGGAGGAACATCAAAACCACCTGCAAATGAAAAACCAGAGAAGGGTTATAAAATAAATGAAAAAATTAAATTTTTAAAACCAAGAGAGGGTGATACAATCTTATCGGGTAGAGTTGGTAATACAATTCGTTTTAGTGAGTTTTTTTTAACTGAGGATGGTAAAACCTCATCTCCTGGCATATTCATTCGTAATAAACAAAAAGGTGAAGATGATTCTAAAAAAATTGGAGAATTAGTAGATGAAGATATTAACAAAGATGGTACATCGGTTTATATAACATCCGGTAAAATAAAAGTTCCATTTAAAGAAACCATTGGTGTTGCAAAAGTTGGATTTAGTGGTTACCCATCAAATGAAAAATTAACAGGCAATCAATTATTTATAAATTCAGACAGAATTATATTATCTGCAAAGGCAAGTGAATTTATTATATTTGGTAAAGGAAATACTGGAACAATTACCGATGGTAACTGGAGTGTAGATGCGGCAGGGAATATTTATCAAAAAGCCGGTGGTGAAATAACACTACATAATAATTCAAAAATATTTTTAAATAGTGAAAGTGGTAATATCTTTTTAGGTAAAGATGCCGGCATAGGTGATGCGGGTGCTTCGGTACAACATATGGTATTGGGTGGTGATTTAGTTTTAATTTTACAACAATTATGTGATGCAATTATTGCACAACAATATTTAACACCTGCAGGTCAAACCGTTAAACCAACATTAAACGAAGCTGCATTTAGAGATATAAAAAGTAGATTGGGAGATATATTATCATCAACGAATTACTTAAGTAAATAAAAATATGCCATCAATTGATTTACAAAATACAGCAGAAGCTAAGTGGAAACAACAAAATGATGCAAAACAAAAAGCAGCAGATGCAGCACTTGAACAGGCCAGAGTAAATGATGCAAATTCAAAAGCAATTACCGGTGGAGTGATATTTGGTACCGCAGCTGTTGGAATAGGTACTGCCATTGCCGCAGCAGATTCTAAATTTATGGCAGCTGCAGCAAATGCAAGTTCTAAAATAGCCAGTGCAACTTCTAAAGTAAGTTCAAAAATTGCAGGTGGTGGTAAAAATTTATTTCAACGTGGTGCACGAGGTTTGAGAAAAATAAATTTTCAAATGCCTGGAGAAGGACGTGTTTATAATAGTTGGTCGGATTTTTATATTAATATGCAAATTGACATGGCTGAAAATAGATTTATTGCATTTGGAGTACCATTAACAAAAGCCGGTGCAGAATTAACAGCAGAATTAACAGGTTTAGGTCATTTTGAAAATGTAAATAAAACATTTGAATTATTGAATCATGTTGCATTTGCAGATTCGTTGTGTGATAATTATGATAAAACTATTCGAAATGGTAATACTCTTTTTGGTGGTGGTTATATACATGAAGGTGGAGGACATGTTAGTATTATGAAAGCTGTACTTACTACAATATTATTAAAAACAAGAGAAACTGAGAATGGTGATTTGCTTAGAGATATAGGCCCTGCAATGAAAGCTTATTGGGGTTCGGCTTTTTTATCTTGTAAAGGAACATTAGGTGCACCAACGCAACCATGTGTACCATTTGTTGGAGTAAAAAATATAAAATCATTTTTACCAAAACCCGTAACTATTCCAGGTACAAATTTAATTCATTCTGCAAATCATTTTATTAGTAGTAAATTAGAAAAATTAGGTGCAATAGGAGAAGCAATTGTAGGTAAAGGTGAATTTATTCCAACACCTCCCGTAATAACTGCAAATTTATGTCTTTTTTCAGGAATTTGGACACCAATAGTAGTTAAATCAAATTCTCAATTTTCACCATTTTTAATAAGTTTTATAGCATCAGCTGCAATACATTTATTAACTGTTGCTGGTATATTAACTGCGTGGTGTAATTATGCACCAACAGGCCCTACACCTTTACCAGGAGTATTACCTTGGGCAGCATATATTGTCAAACCAATTAGTAATCCAATTCCAACTATAAAAGCATATTCACATGTAGAATTAGCTGCAGCATTGGTCGGTAAAATTTCAGAATTTGCACATAGTGTAGAATCTAAACATGAAGAAGGACAACATTTAACATTAGCTTCATTTTTTGCATCTACACAACAAACAACTGTAGATGCACTAATAAATGAAAATAATAAAAAAGCAAGAGAAAAAGCTAAAGAAGAAGGTAGAAATTTTGAAAATTTAGACCAAGAACCAGGTACTCCTGAAGAAAGGTTAGTAAATCATTATAAAAAAACCGGTGAGGTAAATTTGGGAGAATATATTTCCAGTTTGTATGATAACTTTAAAGCTGGGAAAGATTCAAGAAGTATTGAAAGTTCAAGAAAATTAAACGTTATAAATTCGGATTTTCAAAAAAATAAAAACCTTTTTGAACCAAATATACAAATGTTATAAAATTTCTAACTTACCAAATAAACTAAAATATCAATATTTATTAATAAAACAACAATAATTTTTTATGAAATCAGAAATTTTATTAACTCTTATAAAAGAAGTTGTAAAAAACGAAGTTAAAACACAAGTTAAAGAAGAACTTGTAAAACTAATTAAATCTGGTGCAGTTACATTAAACACACAAAAGAAACCATCAACTCCTTCATTAAAAGATTTAACAGAAGTAAATCAATATGAAGCACCTGTTAAAAAACAACAACCGATTGTACAACAAAGACCTCAAAAAGTTTTTACAAACAATCCAATGTTAAATGAAGTTTTAAATCAAACACAACCATTCACTGCACAACAAAGAGCAGAGGGTGGGGTAGCTGGTACTGGTGGTAGTGTATTGGATATGATTCAACCACAAATGAGTATGGATTCCGATGGTTGGGAAACAATGGATTATAGAGATATGGAAGTACCTCAAAACATTCCTCAACAATTACAACCAACCGGAGATGCATTGGCTGATGCTACAGTAAAAGCATTAACAAGAGATTATTCGGAATTGGTAAAAAGATTTAAATAATGGCAATAGAGCTTGGTAAAGTTAAAGTAAATGATTTAACTCAAAATGACTACAAAATACTTGGTATTGGAATCAATAAAAGTTCTGATAAAGGTGGAGTATTTGCAGTAAATTATACAACTTTAAATCAAGCAAAAGATAACATCAAAAGTTTAATATTAACCAGAAAAGGTGAAAGATTAATGCAACCTGATTTTGGTTGTGATGTTTGGAAAGTATTATTTGAACCTATGGATGGTTCTATAATTGAAAATCAAATTGAAAATTATATATTAGATGCAGTTGAAACTTGGTTACCATATTTGACAATAACTAATATTATTTTTGATTATGATGATAATGATATAGACTTAAATAGAATTATATTAGAAATAAAATTTGCATTAACATCTAATCCAAATTTAACTGAAACAATAACTATAAATGTAAATAAATAATGGCGATTAAACCTATAAATAAAAATTTCGGAAGTAACAAAACATTAAGTTATATAGGAAAGGACTTTGCAAGCTTTAGACAGAATCTTATTGATTTTACTAAAACATATTTTCCAAATACATATTCTGATTTTAATGAAGCTTCACCTGGTATGGTGTTTATTGAACAAGCAGCTGCAATGGGTGATGTGTTATCTTTTTATCAAGATACTCAATTAAAAGAATCAATGTTAGCCCACGCATCGGAAAGAAAAAATGTAGTAGCATTGGCTCAATCAATGGGATATAAACCAAAAGTAACATCGCCGGCAGTAACCACATTAACGATATATCAATTATGTTTGTCAAATAATGAATCAGGTATTAATAATGGGCCTGATGAAAAATTTTATTTAAAAATAAA